CTTGGCATAACTTTTTATTATATTTTTTTTAAATTTCTTATGGTGTTGTAGATGAATCTTTTTTTTTTTTGCATATGTCCTATGCCATAATATTTAATTCTTTTTGTACTCTGCAAACAGCTGTACTTATTAGAGATAAGTTGCAGCTGATCCGGGTAAGAACGATTGTCCGAGTCCTGTGCAGATGACAAGATGGTAGTAGAGTGATGCACCAAAGATGTGATCAACCACGCCGTATCTTGTAAGCAATCCAACACGTGGGCTGAAGTCGTTAGGTCCAATCGTGCGCTGTACCATCACAGGGATGTATGGGCAATAGACAATACCACTGTCGTAGTATTCTGATCCCTTATATCCAAGGAGAGCATAATCAACAGGAGTAGTGCGCTTGGGCTCATACCCTCCGTTTAGGTTTTGAGCATCATAGCCATAACCATTGATTTGTGCTTCTGTACGAGTATCACGATAGATCTGGAAACGACCGCCAACCGAACCGACTTTAGCAATACCAACGGGCTGAGTGTTTACATTACCATTGACTGGCATCCATGTGAAGTTTGGAAGAGTCTCGAGAATTGCGCAAATACGAGGTGTTGCAATGATAAAATTAGCAGCACCACGGCGATTGCGGATAGCAACACGATTTGCTTCAACAACCAAACGATTGTAGAAGTCACGTGCGCGCTCTCCAGACCAACGTCCATCAGCAGAGATAGCAGACCATGTGGAATAACCAACACCAGCACCAGCATTGAGACAGATCTGAATCATGCGTGAGATCATCTCACGATCAATTTCAGCTTGGATCTCATATGACATGGCGTTAGTAAGCTCGTTATCGACATCGATACCGTTCATATTCTTAAGATCCTGTTCTAATTCAACAGACCATTTAGCTGCTAACCTACGGGTCATAGCTTCAACGGCTGTTTTTTCGAACGAAACGGTGATTTGTGGAATCTTGGAGCTCATTTCGAATTGGCTCAAGAGGGCACCAACACCAGAATCTTCGCCTAAGCCATCCCAAACACCAGGTTTACCGCTGAGCTCAGCTGACGTGACGCCAGTGAATGCGGTGTTAAGATAGTTGTAACCAAGCTCTTTGCCTTCACCGCTGCTGTTGAGCGATAAGGATGAACCAGAGTTATCAATTCTATCGGATTTTGAACCTAAGCTTCCGTCGTTTCCTTTGGCAGGATCCGAATAACCGAGTGAGTCAGCATCATACTTATAGCGCATGGCAAAAGCAAGTCCGACTGGACCGGTCATTGGTTGCACGCCAACGATCTCATTAGTAATGAGCTCGGGGAACGTACGACGAATCATGGGAATAAGAACTTTGGGCAAACGCGAATCGCCTGTTGCGTAAGTGTCATTAGAGAACTGGTTAGCGGTTCCTTGGGGTTGACCAAATGAACCAAAAACGCCTCCAGATGCAGCAGAGTTATTTTCACGCAAACACCACTGCTCTTGGTTTTCCAAGAGAATAGCTGTGTTTAAACGTGTTGTTTCGTCTGCGATCTCAGCAATCTTGTCTGATTTGAAGTCCAATACTGGAGCCCATTTTTCGACAAGCGGTTGAGCCGCGTCTTTATTAATATGCATTAAGTTAGCCATAGTTTTTGTTTTCCTTTTCTTTTATGTGAGAGAAATTATCTAGTGTATTTATTTCCACTGATTTTTTTCATCTCGTTCAGATAGCCGCTTACTCCTTCACCTGAGGTTGTATTGCGTTCAATCTCATTATCAAAATTTGCTTTTTCTTCCAACATTTCTGGTCGATCCACGATTGTTGTCTTTATAAAGTCTTGTTTAACGTCTTCTTTGACGGTTTCTAATTCTTCTTGTGTTTGCTTCTCAAACATTTCAACTACATAATTGAAATTTTCTTCGATGTAGTCAGGAGACTTGTTTCCTAATAATCTGTTAATAAATGTTTTTTTAGGAGACGGCATATCATTTGTCTTGCTTTCAAGGAGAATCTTAGCTTCTGCTTTATTCGCTCTTACTTGAAGTTCGACGTTTTCTTTTAATGTTTGATTGAGTTCTTTACGTAAAGAGTCGATTGTTGTCTTACCATCAACCAATGCTTCTTTTATTTCTGAATCAATAAACTCGTCAGTAACGCCAATAATTTGTCTGATTTGTTTTAGTTTTGTAGCAGCCTCTATATTGGCTACTGCTTCTGTCAATTGCTCTTTAGGAAGAGCTTTGTCAATGTATAAATCAATATAATTAGAAATTTCTTCTACTAATGTATTATGAAATTCTTTGGCTTTTGTTGACAGTTCTTCGTTATGTTTTTCATTAACGAGTTTAAGCAAAGCAGTGTGCTTTTTGTCAATACCTGTAACAAGCTTTTGTAGCTTAACTGCATGATCTGTATCAATGGCTTCTACAAGCTTTTTGAGTTTATTTGTATGATCCGAATCAATTTTTTCGGTAAGTTCAGTAATCTCTCGTTTGTGAGATTCGGAAAGCTGTTGCTTGATGTTTTCTGTCTCAAGAGCTATTTTTTCCTTTGACTTATCTTCAACTGCTTGGTTAAAAGCTTCCTCGATTGTTTTAAACGTTTCTTCAGAGATCAGGTCTTTGAACTGGTCATTTAGAATTTTGTCGATCATGATATATTTTATTTATCTAAGTTGTCTTGATTTTTTGTGACAATTTGCTTGATTTTTGCTTTTAATTTGTTCTCAAGCATCTTTGTTAAAGAAACGTTAGCAGAACTATAATCTTTGTTAGCTAAATCGTTTATAAACTTTGTAGTATTTTTGTCATTCATAATATTTAATTAGTTTTAAGAGTATTAATAAAAGTCATTATTTGTTCTTTTAAAAACATTTCTGTTTCATGCTTAGGAAGATTTTTCAATGAATTAACCAATCCTTCATGAGCCCTTGCTGAAACCTCAATTATTTTACCATCGTCACTTAACAACCACTCTTTTGACTCTAAAATTGATTCTAACATTGCATTTTGAACGGAGGGCTGGTGAACGACATCTAAACAAATTAAATGAAAATTAGAAACCTTTTTTCCGTCTGTTGACTCAGCTAAATTTCCAAGACCTCTGGTGGATATACCCATTTGTATTTTGTCTTTTACGAGGCTTTTTAACAATTGGCCCATAGGAGTATCCAACACTAAGGACTTTCCCATGAAAAAATTTCCATTTTGTTTTAATTCAGTAACTAAGTGACAAGCATTTACTGGATTTACTTCAGTCGTTTGCGGATGATTCATTTCTCCGATTGCTCTTCTTGTATTAATCATTTCAGAAGTATATCGATTTGTTTCCCGAACCATTTCATCGAGTTGATATACTCGGCCGTTTTGGTTTTGTTTTTCTGCCATCATGTACGGACCGGTTATATAATACTTTTGAGGTTCTTGTGAATTTTTTTCTTCGACTAGAAAATCCAATCCTTCGTGTAATTCTGTAGTTAAAAATTTAAGTCCCATGGTATGTAGTTTTATTTATCACAGAAAAAAAAATTTTT